GTTCGCTAACAGTAAGAAAGGAAACCGCGTGCTCGCAGCTCAATTTGCTCAAATGGTGGCATGAGAAAAGACAAAGGAATTGAGATCACTAAGGACGGACCTATAGATAAAGTCCTTAGTGGTCCACAGTTGATGTACCACAGACATACAGGATTTAGCCAATTTTTTCGTATGAAAGATTACAACGACAGAGTAGATCAATGGTGGAAAGATAAGAAAAAAAGTGAAAAAAGTGAAAAAAAAATAGCATTTGGCTATTTACATTGGTAGAAGACTATGGTATAATAGTACTATCAAATGGAAGGAGACTATATTATGACTACATTAACTCTTGCACAGGACACTATCGTCAGATCTTTGGCGTCATCCGACAAGACAGAATTTACACCAGCCGAGCTTATGGCTACGGCGTCTAACCTTGGCTTTCCTAAGTCAGAAGGTTACAAACTCGCTCACGCAATGCCTAAGGTTCGTCGTGGCGTATATAATCTCGAAGCGGTTATACTACCGTTCAGGGATGAACAACATAAGGAAAATGTTTCAGTGGCATCGTCAGTACAATCAGTTTTGAACGATGAGGTATATGTACCTTCACTTGATACCACTTACGTAAAGTGGGGTCACTACAAGGACGTTGAGTCAATCGTTAAGTCTGGTATCTTTTATCCAGTATATGTCGCTGGTCTGTCAGGCAACGGTAAGACTATGATGGTTGAGCAGGCTTGTGCCAAAACCAATCGTCAATACGTTCGTGTACAAATTACTCCTGAGACCGATGAGGACGATCTTATCGGTGGTTTCCGTTTAGTTAACGGTGAGACTGTTTTCTCAGAAGGTCCAGTCATCAAGGCAATGAAGCAAGGCGCAATCCTTCTCATTGACGAGATTGACCGTGGATCAAACAAGATCATGTGTCTACAAGGTGTTCTTGAAGGCAAGCCTGTTATGATCAAAAAGACAGGTCAAGTCGTTAGTCCCTCAAAAGGATTTAACGTTATTGCAACAGCAAACACTAAAGGTAAGGGTTCTGATGATGGTCGTTTCGTAGCAGCAACGATTATCGATGAAGCTTTCCTTGAGCGTTTCACGATCACAATGGAACAACCGTATCCAACACTTGCGACTGAAAAGCGTATCATTATCAATCACATGAAAAAGTTTGATTGTATTGATGAGGATTTCGCAGTACTACTGTCGCAGTGGTCTGAAACTATTCGTAAGACATATGATGATGACGGTATCGATGAATTGATCTCGACTCGTCGTTTGTGTCACATCGTCCAAACCTTCTCGATCTTTAATGATCGTATGAAGTCAATCGGACTTTGTGTAAACCGTTTTGACCAAGATACTAAGGAAGCATTCCTTGATCTGTATAGCAAGGTCGATGTAACGGTCACTGACGGTTCAGAAACAACAACTTCTGAAACCGATGTTCAACTTGATGATATTTTAGAGGATGCATTGAATGGTTAAATATAAGTTCAACGAAGGAGCTCTGATCGCAGAGCTCCAGTCGTACATTGACGGTACTTATGATGGGCACTACTCCAAGAATAAGTTCCAATCTACAGAGTTCATTATTGACTGCGGTCATGGTGAAGGATTTGCTTTAGGCAACTGCTTAAAGTACGTTCAGCGTTATGGTAAAAAGGACGGTAAGAACCGAAAGGATCTTATGAAGGTTCTGCATTACGCTCTTATTGCGCTCCATGTTCATGATGAGGAACAGGAAACTGATTCCCCTTCAGACAGCATGGACTTTGGCGCTAACCTATCTTATGGTATAGGAACTTCTTATACTGCTGAAAATTATACTGATGAGGCTATTTACAATTCGCCTAAAGTAGTGTATAATGGTAGTATCGATAGCATTACTCCACAGCAGTGGAACACAATGAATCAAAAACATCTTAACGAAACCAAGGAAACTAAATGATGAATCTTTCAAGTGAAACGACCGCAGTTCTTAAGAACTTTGCAAACATTAACTCTAACATCGTGTTCAAAACAGGTAGCACGATTAAAACTATGGCCGAGGCTAAGAACATTCTTGCCAAGGCATCGGTATCCGAAGTATTCCCAGATCGTGAGTTTGGTATTTACGATCTGAACGAGTTCCTCGGTGTGACGAGCATGTTCGAAAATCCAGAATTGAAGTTCAATGAGGAAATGACTTCCGTATCTATTGCGGAAGGCAAGCGCTCTGTAAAATACTTCTTCTCGGATCCGTCCATTCTCACTTCTCCTTCCAAGGACATCGTCATGCCGTCCACCGAGGTCACCTTCACGTTAAGCAACGACGACCTTTCCGCATTGCGTAAAGCAGCATCAACTCTTGGTGTTAGTGATGTGGTTGTTACTGGAGCTGAAGGTGCATCTGACGCTAAGATCATGGTCACTGATGTAAATGATTCGACCGCTAACTCCTTTGAGCTAGAACTGTCGAACGTTACACGACCATCCGATCAATTTAATTTCGTATTCAATATTGGTAACTTCAAACTTATCTCTGGCGATTACGATGTTGCAATCTCAAGCAAGTTAATCTCGCATTTCAAGAGTCAGGCAGCTGACGTGGAATATTGGATTGCGCTTGAGAAATCATCTACCTTTGGTGGATAAATAAACTACTCTAGTCGACTAAACTTTTATAGGAGTAAATTATGTCTGAAGAGCAAGCAGCAGATACTGCAGTAGAACAGGAGGCGGCTGCGGAAGCACCACCTTCACTGGGTATCCAAGACTTGGCCGCTATGGTACAAGTGATCGACGTATGTTCCAAACGTGGGGCCTTTGAGGGTCCAGAATTGGAATCAGTGGGTGTCCTTCGTGGACGCTTGGTTAAATTCGTTGAGGCGAATAAACCACCTGCCCCAGAAGGTGAAGCAGAAGGCGAGCAACCTGCCGCTGAAGCTGCACCAACTGAAGAAGAACAGGGACGAATGCCAAAAGATGTTGGCTAAATCCTTGGGGGAGACTTCGGTCTCCCTCTTCATCTCTGCCCTTAGCTCAACTGGATAGAGCATCAGCCTTCTAAGCTGAGGGTTGCAGGTTCGAGTCCTGCAGGGCAGGCCACCTTATTTTATTATGGAGTATGTGAATGTCTACTGACTTTCTATGGGTCGAAAAGTATCGCCCCAAAACTATATCTGATTGTATTCTTCCAACTGATCTTAAAGAAGTATTCGGTAAGATCGTTGAGAAAAACGAATTACCTAATATGTTATTCTCTGGTTCAGCTGGCGTCGGTAAGACGACGGTCGCTAAGGCATTGTGCCACGAACTAGAACTTGACTACATTTTAATTAACGGATCCGAGGAGGGTAACATTGATACTCTTCGCGGTAAGATCAAACAGTTTGCCTCTACGGTCTCACTTCAAGGTGGCTATAAGGTAGTCATACTTGACGAGGCTGATTATCTTAATCCGCAATCAACACAACCTGCTCTTCGTGCATTCATCGAGGAGTTCTCAAACAACTGCCGATTCATTCTGACTTGTAACTTCAAGAACCGAATTATTGAGCCGTTGCATTCTCGTTGTTCAGTATACGAGTTTGGTATTCCTAACGATCAAAAGCCACAGCTTGCGGCTAACTTCTTTGCACGAATGACTGACATTCTTGGTAAGGAAGGTGTACCGTTTGAGCAAAAGGCAGTAGCCGCTCTTGTTGAACGGTACTTCCCTGATTGGCGTCGTGTGATCAATGAGTGTCAACGATACTCAGTCGCAGGTCGTATTGATGCTGGTGTACTTGTTAATCTGTCAGAGGATAACATCAATGCACTTATGGGATCTCTTAAGGATAAGAACTTCAAGGGTATGCGCAAGTGGGTCGTTGACAATATGGATACGGAACCGCAAGCAATCTTTCGTAAGATCTATGACAACATGAGTAAGTATCTGCAGCCGCAGTCCATTCCTCAAGTTGTTCTCATTCTTGCTGACTATCAGTATAAGAATGCATTCGTAGCGGATCATGAACTCAATGTTGTAGCTTGTATGACAGAGATCATGGCCTCAGCGGAGTGGGTATGATAGAATACCGAATCT